AGTTTATATATCTATGTGTTTTAAAAAAAAAGGAGACTTACGCCTCCTTTCGCCATGGTCGGTAGAAGAGCAGTGCCCAGACTGCTACGACTACCATTAGTTCTGCGATACTCATAATTATTTTTTAGGATCATAAATCATTTTAGCAGTAGAAGGCATTGACATAAAACCAAAATCACTGTAGAAGTTACGAAGTCTTTTAGTACGTTTTTGAAGGTGTTTGTAAAAACTCTCAGCACCGAATGCCATATGCATACTATCGCTTTCGTCAGAAATTGATGTTGGTACAGTTACACAAGTCCAATCATATCTGTCACAGAGGTTTAATAGAGTGTCTATGATTTTAGTACCTAAACCTTGACCTTTATTAGCAACTGCAATTTGGTCTAAGACAATGTGACCTTTTTCGTCTTCGAATATAATCAACTCAAAGTCATTGTTAAAAACCTTATACTTAGTAAATAGACCACTAACATCTTCAAACCAATCGTTGCCATTGGCCATAAAGGTATCGTTAAAGTAACCTAAGTCTTGTTTGACAGTGATATTTACTTTAATACCATGATAAAAATTTAAATCTACATCTAGCATTTCAGCTACTTCACCAACACGAGTATGGTCTTTTTTGTAGTTTATCCATGGATTGTTAACTAACGCACCACGCATTTGTCTCATTTGCATACGATTTTCGTGACGACTAAAGCTTTTAATAGCTTGTTTTTCTAATTTTGATTTTACCATTTTGTTTTACTTTTATTAATTATTACTCTACTAATATACCACAAATAGTTGACATAAAAAAATCTAGAGTGACTTTTTTTAAAAATAATTTGAAACAAACAAAAACTAAGGGGTATAAATAGTATGTGAAGCAGTTGCATGGTCATTGTTTTTTATTTTCTTTTTTACCTGCTTCATATTATTTTATTATATCTATTAAGATAGCGGGGTTCTTGATCGTCCCCGCTATTTTTTTGTCATAAAAAAAGGGGTAACCAACTTAATGATTACCCCTGACCTAAATAAATAAAATAATAACTAATGGCAATAAGTTACTACTTATTATATATCCCCTTTTTGTTTACGTTCTTCTATACTTGCAATCATTTCTTGTTCGATCTGATCAAAGTCTTCTTCTCTTAGGGCTCTAAGAGTGTATGTCACTCCTTCTATTACTACGTCTTTGGTTATTAACATAATTATGCAATTCTAATTTTTAATGCTCCATCAGTATGGTATACACCACCTAAAGGAATACCTCCAGTTGCTGCTGCAGCATCATCTGCGAAGTTCATTGTTGTGTAGTTAGCAATCTGTAATAGTTTTACAGTTAATGTATCTGGTGTAGCGGCAATAACTCCATCACCTAATGCGATAGCACCATACGCAGTACTTTGACTGTCTTTTCCTATTGCGACCGAGTTTGAACCCAAAGCTCTAGTATCTCGGCCTATCGCAGTAGAATTTGTTTCAGCGTTTGCGCCTGCTCCTAAACTAACTGCATTGTTTTTAGCACCGTATGCATTGTTAGCGTTATCACCCATTGCAATAGATGAACTACCTGTTCTAGAGTACTGACCAATTGTAGTTGAGTTTGTACCAACTTGGTTTCCTTGACCTATCGAAATAGCTCTGTAATCTGTAGTTGAAGTGTTCGATCCAATTACAATACTTTCTGTTCCACTCGAAGTAGTTTCTGTACCGATAGAAATAGATTTATCTGTTGATGCAGTAGCCTGCTTCCCAACTGCTGTCGCATTAGTTCCAGATGCATTACAAAGAGAACCGAAAGCATTTGCGTAGTTTCCACCAGCTTCACTATAAACTCCAATTGCAGCGCCAAAACCACCTGACATTTGAGCGTCTACACCTATTGCGATAGAGTTTGTAGACGTTGCACTTCCAGTTGCACCTGTTATAACTGATTGTATAGAGTTTGTACCAGAACCTGGTGCTACACCGCCAGCTTCGATACCAATAACATCACCAGTAAATTCAACTGTAGTAGATGAAACCTTAATTGGTAATACACCGCCGTTACCGTCCTCTAAATTCTTTAGAGTTCCATCAACTGGTGCATTGTCTGTTGTTTTGATAAGACCCGTATAGGTATCTTGAATTTTAGTATTAATTAAACTTGACATAATTTATTATTTGTTTGTTTTTTTTATGATAATGTAAATGTTGCTTGAACAGTGTCTATTGCCCAACTAGTTGATTGTGGAACACTAACTATTTCAGTAGCACCTTGTTTAATAGTATATGAGCGCTCAGGTGTGTATGAACCCAGTGCTTTTACTACTGTTCTGAAATTACCAGTCGCTGGCACATCCCAACTTCTTGCATCTAACATTTGTTTCCAACCTGTTGAACCGCCACCTGGTAAACCACCTGGTTCGAATACTTCAAACCTCATACCGTATATGCCAGAAACGTAATTTGGATTGTCAACGGTAAATTGATCAGTTTTATAGAATTGTTGACCTACAGTAGATCCACTGTTTTCATAGTCTAATAACTGTTGAAGTGTTGTAAATCTGAATGGGTTTTCATTGTATTCAATAGGATTCCAAACACCTGGACTGGTTTCGTATTCCAATTGGAACCAACCATTATTCCAACCATCTCCATAACTATCAAACATATCGAGTGTTAAAGTAACATTTTGTGCTGCTACAATATAAATAGTATCATCAGTTGCAGGACTCACATTACCAGCACCATCAGTTGCAGTTACACTAACTAAATAACCAATTCCTGGTGGCAAATCACCAGCTAATGGGTTTGTAATTTGAACTGACCAATCACCTAATCCATCTGTTTGACCTGTATAGATCTGTGCGTCTGCTATTAATGTAATCGTACTAAATGGTTCAGCGGTTCCTGTAATCGTTGGTGTGTACACTCCTTCAGGGAAAGTTTGACCTGACCAAACTGGTGCGTCAGGAGCGATAGTATCTGTTGCCCAATTAACATCAGTGTCATTCCAGAATGTAGTTACTTCATTCCAAATTAGGTCTGTTACTGGAGCTACTGCTTCTGTAGCTAATGCGTACCACCAAGTTGCATTGACTGGTTGTGTGATACCATAATAGTTTGCTAATGCAATAGTCCAAGAACCATAAAGAGGTTCAGTTATTCCAAAGTGAATACAGAGTGCTTGTAACCATGATGAATTAACTGGTTCTGTAACACCTAAAAATTCACAATAAGCTTGTAACCAATTACCATTAACAGGTTCAGTTACTGCTCCGTTGGTTTGGTTGAATACGTATGTTTGTTGTACTGATTGCATATTTATGATTTTAATTTAGCGCCTTTTTGATTTGCTTAGGTACACTTTTAATTTCTTAATGTTAGTAGCTGTCGATTTAGTTGCAGCTGCTACAGTCGGGGTCACAGTCTGTTCCACAATCGGCATAGATCCATAAGTCATTTCTTCGTAAAGGTATATTTGTTTGTAATCCACTAAAATAAGGGTTTTGCTTGTTAGGTGTCATTCCATCCTGTGGTGTTGGATTAGTATATAACGCAAACATACCAGGATTATCTTGTAAGTACTCTAACATTCTCTTGTTATAGAACTCCGCTGTGTCTAACGCACTATCTCTTAGATATTTCATTTCATCTAAGGTAGTTGGTTGAGTCTCTTCAGACGTACCATTTAAGATACCCTTTTCTACCATTTTGTATTTCAAATTAGGTAGTAACAAGTATAACGCATATTGAATTAAAGTAGGACCAACATAATCTTTTAAGAATGCTGATTCATTTACATCTAAATCATTTGCTACAACACCTTGTTTAAGTCTTCTATAAAAAGGAGTACCTAAAGTATCTTGTATATAAATGTCTTGTGCTTGAAGAATAGATGGTGTTAAAACATCAATACGAATATTGTTGTCTAACGAAGTCCATTGCTTCATTCTTTGTTCGCTAACTAATAAAACTGTTTCCATTATAGTGATTCAATATTTGTTTGAGGTGCAGTATCAACTACTTCTTCTTCATTGACTAGTTTATTAGGTCTAATTTTTATACCTACATTATAACCAGCTAATCTTAACATGTAACCAAAACCACTAACTATTTTCTTTCTTTTAGGTTCTACTACTGTACCTTCGAAGTGTGCGTATGCAACTTTGATTTCTTCTGCGTTAGAACTGAATCCAGCGCTGTCCTTGATACCTAAAAGTAATGGAGATGTAATTCTATGTGCAGTTAAAATACGTGACGAGATACGCTCTTCTAATAAAATATAGTAGTCATCATTTGCACTATCAATAGGAGTAACTTGTAATTCTTTTCCTGGTTCTGAGAATGCTAAAAAGAATCTACCAGCATTTTCTGTACCAGTAAATGTTCTTTCAATTTCTTTGTAGACATCGCGTCTTTCCTCAGGTGATGGTACACCATTTCTAAACTGTACAAACATAGATGGTGCTAAACCATTTGCAATGTTATTTGCATGAAAGCGACTGACTTGTGCATCTAATGAAATATCATTCATTGCTGCTACATATGATGGTAATGGATAAACTTCATTACCAGGTGTGTAGTTATAACAGTAATAGATTTGAGATGCATTATCTCCTTTATTATCTGTTGCATCAAATGCTTTATAAGTTTGAAATGGATACTTTCTTAAGTTTGCCCAATCAGAAGAATACATGTACTCTTCAACCTCATCTTCTTCATTTGGTTTACCAGATCTAACATTACCAAATGGTAAGTGATACATTTCTGCTATTTTAGTTCTTTCTTTATTCCAAATAACATTGATGGCATAACCTTGATATAGTGTGTAATCTAAAGATATCTTTTCAAATATTTCATCAATTGTTTCACCCTTTTGGTTAATGTATTCGTCACCGATGATTTCAATACCATCACCAACGATGCCTGCTGTAATAGCATCAATACAAGTGTGATGCATTGCGCTAGTATCATATAATTCTATTAATGATTGTGGGAATAGGTTTAAACCACCGTAGTACATGTATTCCTTACCACGTACTTCTTTTACATCTGGCAATTCAATAGCTTTGAATTCTGAACCATTGATAGCGTAAATTCCTTCTGGTGTTGATCTCATATTTATATTTAATAATTTGGTCTATAATATACATCTGCTTCTCTGTCTTCAATAGCTGGTGTAGAAGTGTAATCTACTATACCAGTTTCTCCTCCAGGTTCACAAATGATTTTAACAAGTCCTTCTTCAATGACAGAACCTCCAGTTACTTTGTAACTCCAATTATATATTCCATTTTTGTGGTTGTCTCCAAAACCTGTTGGAAACAAGACTTGAACCATTGACCATCTATCATTACTACTAATAAGTGCTGATGGGATCAATTCTGGTTGATGTGAATACTGAGATGTGATGGTCCACTCGTATAATAAATCTCCATCTAAATTAGATTGGTTTAAAAACAAATGAACTTCTAAATCAGCTTCTGTTACTACTATTGTCATTTAAAATGCTGTATAATTAAGTCGTATACATATAAATATAAAAACATAGTAAATTGACATGGAGTACAAATATCAAGACATAGAATACGGTAAATTTAGAAATGACAAATGGGAAACCTTAAATGGTTTAGCATCTGTACAAAGAACACTAGATAGAATAAAAGAAGAACTAGATTGGACTGGTTTTAGTCTTTATGTTCATGGTTCTATATTATTAGATGTAGACACACATGATATTGATCTAACAATACAAGGTAGTATGTTACCTCCTAGAATTAACCAGTTATTAGAAGGGTGTGTTCGAATTGGATTTGAAGAGAAACAGTTAGTAGATGTAAAATACAGTCTCTCGTATGATCTGTATGATCCTGAGATAGATGGAACTAAGACTATCTTATATGCATGTTACCAACCTAAGATAACTGTAGATGGAACCACATTTGATTATGGTAAATTAGTGTATGATCTTTATTTAAAAGAAACTACTTATCCTATGACCAAAACAAAAGATTCAGGTCTAGTTTATAAATCACCACAAAAATTGATATAAAAAAAGGTAGCCATTTCTGACTACCTCTTTTAATGGGTGTGTTTTATGTTTATGCTTCTACAATAGTAGAAGTAACTGTAAACATTGGGTTAGCTTCTAAACCACCGATTACGATTTCGTATCCGTTTCTATCACCATATGCGGTACCACTAGTAGCAGATCCAGACACCATAAAGGCACCTTTTTCAACTCCTATTGACCAGTAAACTCCATTACCATCTTTAGCAACAACAACCATAGTGGTTGCTTGAGCAAGTAGTAATAATTGATCTCTTTTACTAGCTTCCATCTTGTTAAAGACACAAGTTAATTGTTGATCAAAGAAAAGAGTTCCGTTCTCTTGAGAAACTGTAGTAGTTTCTGTGATAGAACTAGTTTGTCTTGGTGTAGCGAATTCGAAAAAATCAGTTGGTGTTAGCGCTGAACCACCTACAGTGATAGCAGTAATATTACCTGCTGTTTCTGTGATTGATTCTACAGGACCATTTGCGATGAATATCTTCTCGATTCCACCTGTAGAATCGTTACATAAATCCAAAAAGCCTGCTGTTAATGCTGAACAACTCATATTTTATATTGATTTTTTTAGTTTGTTAAAAACTAGGAGCCGAAGCTCCTAGTCTTGAATTTATTTGACTTACGCCATATCGTTAGTAGCGAAGACATTAACTTCACCTACACCTACACCTAATCTCCATGCAGCTCTGAACTTCATTACGTCAGCAGCTTCGTCATAGAAGAAACGGAAAGTATCCAATTCATCAGTCAAACCAGTTGCAGCCAAGATCATTTTACCTGGACCAGCAAATTTGTAGTTAGAACCAACAAGACCTGAAGACTTAACGATAGTTACGTTAGTTCCAGGAAGAATCATTACTTCGTTACCTTCAACTGAATTGAAGTGATACAAGTTTTGAGCAACTAAAGATCTAACTAATGCACGGTATGCATCAGGAGAAACTACCATGATCAAATCATCTCTGTCTTTTACAGACTCGTCGATTGCGTCATACAAGTCTAATGCTTGTTCGTATGCGTTAGTAGCATCCCATGCAGCTGGAGTACCAGCTTGTAAGTTTGCACCGTTAGCAGAAGTAATCTGTGCTTTCAATCCAGTAGTAGCACCGAAACCGTTGATCAAGAAACCTTCGTTGTACTTTCTCAATTTGTCAGTGTAAGACTCAGAAATAACTTGTTCGAAAGGTAAGAAATCATTACCAGTACCTGCATTCATAAATGCTGATTGGTATTTAGCTCTTAAATCTTCGATACACATTTCTGTTTTAGATTGTAGAGACTCGATAGTTACGTTAACTTGAGAGTAAGTTACTTGACCATCTGAAGTCCATCCACAAGATAGAGCTGATACAGGTAAGTCTGCATCAACAAGGTTAATTGCTACTGTTCCACTAGTGAAACCTGAGCGAAGATCTACATAATCAAGTAGATCAGTTTTTAATACAACTTTAGAGATAAGGTCCAATGATAATTGGTCCGTATATGCTGGTAAAGCTGAAACATCAAATCCGAATGCCATAATTTTAAATTGTTTTTTTGTTTGTTTTGGTTAATTAGTTTTTGCGAACAGCTCTTAAAAAGTCCATTCTTTTTGCTAGATTGTCATCTGCAATTTTCTTGTTTTCTGCAAATGTGTTTCTAATAGGTTTAGCACCTGGCTCATCTGCAAGTTGTGAAAACTTAGCTTTAAGTTCAGTTACTTCTTCTGTTAATGCTGCGATCTCTTCAGTGAATGGAGCAATCATTTCAGCGATACCTGTTAACAACTCTTCAGTTGCAGGAATTGCTTCTTCAGAAACTGGAACTTCAACTTCTACCTCTTCCATTACCTCTTCGATAACTTCTTCAGGTTTAGCTTCTGCTTCAACTTCTGAGATTTCCATAATCTCACCATTAGGACCAACACCAATTAATTTTCCATCAGTTGTTTCGTGAATACCTTCAGGTGCATATGGTGATTCTTCGCCTTCATCAACTCTTACGAGTAATGTTGCTCCGACTACCAATTCTCCTTCAGTATAAACGATCGTGCCATCAACTAACTCTGCGTCTGCAAATTTAGCTTCAGTTACAACTTCAGTGTCCGCTGCGAGCATAACTCTTAGCTTCTTTACTAAATCGTTGACTGTCATAATATTGATTTTTTTTAGATTTATCTGGTCTAACCAGATGTTATTAAATATAAACTAGTTTGATATTGACAAAAGTTTATAATTAGCTACGATCTTTGAGACGATCGTTTTCTCTCTTTAGATATTCTACTTCAACACGTAATGAGTTTACTTCACCAATTAACAGTTCAATACGAGATCTCATTTCATCTTTTTCTTTAGATGCATCTGCGAGTAAGTCTTCTAATTTACATACTCTTTCTTTTAGATCTGCTTTGTACATGGCGTCTGTCGAGTTTTCTTTATTATATTTGGTTTCTTCAAACTGTTGTTTACGTCTGAATTGTAGGAATTGCCAAACTCCTGCAGTAGTAAAAATACTTGCTAATGGTACTATGATGTCACTTATCTCCACGTTGTAACTGTTCTGTTTTTAATCTGTTTAAAGTACTAAATGACGAATACGTTAAAAGAACCCATCCCCAGTGTGATGGTGTTGGTAGACCTATTGTAGTTAAATAAAAACCTAAACAAGTCATATACATCATAGTAGTGAAATACGCCGCTCTAACACGACATCTAATATCTTCATTTGATATACATCTTATTTGATATAAACCTGCGCCAACTAACATTACATTTAACCACCACATAGTGTGTATTTCAATTGAAACTGCTATTGGCGCCAGTATTGCAATAGCAATTGCAAGTGTAATCTCTGTTGGTTGACTATCTGAAAACTTCCAGATTTGTTTTAATCTTTTGAACATTAACTTTGTACTATTTCTAAAAAGTTTCCAGTTACACTAAAACCATTTAATTCACCTGCTTTTATCTTTTCCCAAGTCTCTTCATTATTGATTTTGTAACTCACCATCCAACTTCCTTCAGGTACATTAAAACCTAAGTCTTTTGATTTGTCCATTTCTGGATTATCTACAATCCATGATTCTAATAAAGTATTCTCGTTAACTACATTATCATCGTGGTTTATATCTGTGTTATGTGTGTTATTATCTTCTAAAAACTTCTTTGCAATATTTTGTACTGTATCTTTAGAGAAATAGACATGGAATAGATTACCCATTTCATCTTTTCTTGGTATTAAAGCATTTGGTATCATCGCTGGTCCAGTGATAATCATTTTATCATCACTAGAAAATGACCATGCTTTTGACATTAAGTATGCATTATTACTAAGACTACCGTCTGGTGATGGGGTATCTGAATTATTAGATTGTCCTGCATTACCTCTAGCAGGTCCTAAACTTACAATAACTTCAGTACCATTAGAATTTCTATAAACTGCTAACTCTTCCCAATAATGTCTACAATTAGGTCCACCTTTATAGTTAAAAACTGAATATCTTGATGATCCACCTGCACCAAAACCTGGATTAAAGTTATCCATTTGTGCAACTTCAGCTCTACTATAAATTCTATTTAAAGCTTTTAGAGTAGCACAAAATGTTCTTTGTCCACTAGGTCCTGCGTATCTATATCTAATATCAGCTTCTTGTTCTCTAGCTTCATCAGTTAATGAAGACAAAACATCCAACGCTCTGATACCTTGTAAATAATCACCTAATGATGCAAACTCTGATTTATTAGCGTCTACATAAATAATTTGTTCAGGATCAATAGATTCACCAACTTCAGCTGCTATTTTTAAAACATGTTCTTCAAATGCTGCTCCTTCATCCCAATAAGTATAACAAATAGCAGCAGCTTGATCAGCATCTTTACCTTCTTCAATTACTACTGGAATACATCTACTAATAAATGCATCTTTAGATTCACCAGCAGTTGGTTTAACAAAATGATGTTCATTAAATGCCATCCAATTTACTTCAATAGCAGGCTTATCTACTAATGACATAATTTCTACTCCGAGATCTTCGAATTCGAATTCCTCCATATTGATTATAAGCTCTACTATCTTGTTCATACTTTATATATTATAGACGTGCTAAGTCATTTATTTTTTTATCTGCTTCTTGTTGTGTAGACATTTCTGAACTAACAACATAAGCTTTAACTATTGGTGCTTGTGAACTACCTTGTTGATTACCTAAAGTTATTTGATTTGATTGTTGTTGTCCTTGTGCTGCACCTGCAATAGCTGCATTAGGATCCACTGGTGTTGCTGTTGGTGCACTAATTGATGGTGCTGCTCCAGCAGATTTATTACCAGGTGTTTTGGTAGCAATAATCTTTTTAATATTAGCTAGACCTGCTGCCACAGCTACACCCGCTGCGATGGGTGCTAAAACTGGACCCACTACTGGAATACCAACTGTAGACTTATAAGCTGCTGTCGCTGAACTGTATGTGTCTATGGTAGTTTGTGCAATCGCTGCTGCTTTACCAACTGCTGTACCTTCTCCAACTAATTGAACAATAGAACCAAGAACTGCAGAACCCGCTGATAATGCATTTTGTACATCTTGTTCTCTAAGTGCTTTTTTGTAGTCTGCTTCTTCTTTAGCTAATTGTTTAGACTTTCTTTGGTAACTAGCTTCAATTCTACCAATCTCTTCTTGTGTAGCACCTGCCATTCTTAATTTCTCAAGATCAGTATCCATTTGGATTTGAAGTTCAGCTTGTGCTCGCATATAGAAATCATCCATTGCATCCAAGTTAGCTTGTTGTAATAGACCATCAATAAACTCTCTATTAGCTAAAGCCTTTTCTCTTGCTGCTTGATCTAATGCTTCTTGTTTCTTTCTCGCTGCTTCTTGTTCTGCTGCTAACTTTTCTGCTGCGGCTGCTGCATCAGCTGCCTCTTTATCTCTGAGTGCTTTAGCTTTATCGGCTGCGTCTTGATCAGCTTTTTGATTTGCAAGTATGTAACCATCTCTTTTGTTTTTTAACGCAGCCAGCTGCTTTTCTGTTTCTGCCACTGTCTCTGCGCCAGCTTCTGCAGTTTCTTCTGGATCAAATAACATGTTTGCTAAACCACCACTAAATCCTTCTTCAAGATTAGTAGCAATATCAATACCAGGAATTTTACTAATTGCTGCAGTCATCATATCGACTGTCTTCAACAATGCAGTTAAAGGTAGTGTCAAGAAACGTATAACATTCTGAGCGATAGTCTTGTTTCTTTCTTGTGCCTCTACTTGTGCTTTTACTTGTTGTCTTTGTTGTTCTAAGATAGCTTGAGTAGCGAGAATAACTTCATCAGTCTGTTGTATCTTAAGGTCTCTAATTTCTTTTTCAGATTTACCTTGAAGTTTTAGACTATTCTCACTAGCTTCTGTTGCTGCCAGATTCTCTGCCGCTGCGTCTCGTGTAGCTTCAGTATCAGCTAATAGTTTCTTTTGTTCTGCGCTAACACCTGATACCAGACCTTTGATGTCATCCCAGTAAGCAACCAGTAATCCAACTGCTACTACAATTGCACCAACACCTGTGGCAATCAGCGCTTTCTTTAAAGAACTAGCACCTTGTACACCCGCTTTAAACGAGGTTTTAAGTGCAGTACCCATTTTACCGATACCACCAATTACATTCTTGAATCTACTTGCTAAACCTCCAGTGGCTTCATCAAGTACTGCAATAGCACCTTCACCAGCTTCACCTGCTTTTTGTGCTTCTTTACCAGTATCCTCGATGGCTTTACCAGTATCTTCAATCGCTTTTTCAGACGATTTGGCTTGTTGCTCTAAACTGGCTAATGCCTGTTTTGCATCGTCGATCGATGTGACTGATTGCTCTAGTCCATCGATCTCGAAGGTTATTTTAACATTAGTTTCTGACATACTATTAAATATAATTTATGACTCAGTTGAATTAAGGTTGTACATCACAGTGTATAGTGTCTCCACAGAACCATGTGTTAGGTGAATCGATTGTTGCATCGCCTAAACCTTCAGGGTTAATTCCTACAATCGTACCACATTCTCTGACTCCTGATACATTTGGATAAAATCTAACAACATCGTCAATTTGGAATAAACCATCTTCACCAGGTGCAGTCCAAAAATCAAATGGAGATTCACACTGTTGAATTACATAGAATACAGTTGGAACTGGTGTAGGTGTTGGTATCGGTGTTGGACCAGGCGTTGCAGTTGGTGTTGGTGTTGGCGTTGGTTCTGGTGTTGGTGTAGGACCAGCTGCGCATGTGGTACAATCATCATAGATATCACCTGTAATTTCCATGTTTGCTATATTTTCATAGTTGTAACCTACTACTGTGTAACATGGACCGTACGTTCCTGGTCCATAGAAATCATAGACTACATCACCAATTTGTACACCAGGCCAATCTGTTCTAATGTATCTAGTTGCGTTAGGATGTGCAGGATCTTGCGGTTGTATACAAGATTGTACTTCGAATACAGGTTCATCTTGACCTTGAC